AGTATTAAGTCCACCAAAAGAAGCGGAGTCATCAGAGTGCTTAGCGGTTAAATAAAAGAGTTGATCAGAAGATCCACCAGCAGCACCAGTAATAGTAACAGCATTTGCATCAGAACTTAACGTTATATTCTCACCAGCGCTTAACCCTTTAAAAGGTAAATCAACTCCACTTTTAACAGTGGTTAAAGCCTCATCACCACCAAGAGTACTAGCTGTATTTGCTTCTCCACTCCCACTAGGAGCATCTACAAGAACAACCTCATCACCTGCAACAGATAAAAATTTATCATTAATTAATGTGGGTATATTAATTTCATTTAACTTAGTGAAATCATGATTATGACTCTCTGCTGCAAATCCGATATGCCCAGATATACTAAACTCCAAATTATTAAGTTGAGCATGATCCATCGTTCCTGATCCACCATCTGAGGATATATTATAAAAACCAGGCTCTCCACTACCATCTGTTCCATAATATTTATTTGCACCAGCTTCAAAAATCCCTACTATATTGCTAGCCATACCATAATAACCACCATTTTCTCCATTGCCCCCACCATTTCCAGATATTGGCAATAAATTCTTTAGAAAGTTTGCAGAATAAGAAGAATCTTCAAGATTTTGAACTCCCGCCGGCAAATCTATAATCTTTGGAAACGTAATAACTGTCACCTCTGGAATTAAAATTCTACCTGTACCTAATTGTTTATCTATTTGTACTTCCAAACGAATATTTTCTTTCAAAGATACCTTGCCAGAAGGAGAAGAAGCTACATTACCAATATTTACAGGTTGAAGTTTAATTGAATCACGAAAAGCACCAATATTCGTATAGTTGAAATCACGACTCTCACCATTATCAGTTTCAACTAAACCTGAAAGCCAAACAGTAGTAACATCGACATTTCTTATATTTAATATAATAAATCCATAATAGTCATTCAAACTATTATAATTCTGATCGCTAAAGCTACAGAATACTCTGCAATGCATTCTCTTACTACTTGCAGAGTATTCACCATCATCTCTTAAATCATGACCCGAAATACCTGCGGGATAATCTTCATCTTGTATTGGAATCGAATTTCCATCCTCATACTCAGTAGTCAGTGGAAGATCAGGTTCTTGCTCAGCATATGTGAAAGTACGATCTACATATTCTATATCAGACTTATGCAATTCTATTAAATCATCAACATAACCAGAATTTAATAAATATTTTTGAAAATCAACTGACATTGCCTTAACTTTTAATTGATTCGGACCACCTATTACCTTCAATTCTAAAAATATATTATCTTCTTCTTCTATCTCTTCACATGAAGGAATTTCTATTTTCTCTATAAAACTTACCCAAGAACCAGGACAAGGCGGTTCTTCTATCTCTTCAAATTGGATTGAAATTGTTTTTTCTAATTCTATTCCACCAAACAAACGCAGTTCTATAGATCCATCTCCTATAGCAAATCCTTGTATAAACAATAATTTTAAATTAGCATATTTCAAAAAACCTTTTGATATCTCAATAGTACACGTAGCCTCATCATCTTCATCAACAGTTAAACTTTTCTTATCTTCATCATAAACGTAATCCCCTTCCCAATTAACAGCTTTCTTTGATAGATCTGTCGGATCTAAAAAGTAGTGATTCAACCCTGATCCAGGCAATATGGATCTTCTTTTAGTACTAAAAGAAGATCCTGTAGACATATTCAAACCAGCTTCGACCGGCTGAAGTATTTCTCTAACTATACTATCCCAAAGACTTTCTCCATAAGTAACAGCATCCTCTCTACACTGTTGAGGAGTATGAGAAGGCTGAATAAATCCTGAATTATCTGCTTCTTTCTCCTTCTCTCCAGGCCTAGAGGTATCTATTAAATCATAAGCTCCTGGTCTGAACTCAAACTTTACTCCATGTATTATATCATCTCCTGAACCAGGTTCAACTGCTCTAACAGTATCTAAAGAAGTTGGCACTGTGGTTTCGAACACAATAGCCTCAATTACATTCTCAACTATTTTATCTATATCTAACATCTTATTACACCGAACATTTAACACTAGAAGACTTATTTACATGTGGCCTCATTAATAAAGGACATACCATAAAACCACTTATATTCCCGGCTACCATTGTCTCAGCTGATGAAAGACCATGATGTCCTATCACCCCTCTTGCAATCATCTTATTATATCCTGGCATAAGATTAACGCCAGTGATATTGATCTTATGATTTCCATTTATCGTTTCTGTTTTATCCATCTTAATTGTGATTCTCCAATACCCATCTCCTATTTCAGGAACAGGTATGGAGTCTAATTTATTCTCCTGCTCTTCGTAATTAGTGATATTAAATATATTAATCGGTCTAATATTTCTTTTCTCCTTATTATTATAATAAACTATATCGTGTTCAATTGGCTCAAATATGAAAGTTTTATCCTTCATTTTATCTTGTATATCTTCTTCAGGAACAGTCAATTGGTTTAAACTCTCAGAACCAACAAATAGTTCAAAATCTCCGGAGATTTTTTCATCTTTATTCCCACCAATTCTAATCGTCTTAGATTGCATAATAACCTGATCTAAAGACTTATTTACTAACTCCTCTGAATCACCCCAAGTGGTACTGTATCTTGAACCAGCTATGTAACTATATTTAGATTTTCTAATAATTTTGTAACTATCGGAAACTACTTTTTGAACCATTTGACCATGCCAATGAACACTCAAAAAAGTACCAACTTTATGCCATATGTGTACCCGCTCCTTTCCAGGAGTGTCGTCCATTTCTATTATATGACCATTCTTATAATCAAACGCCTCCGTTTCTATCACTTTATTATATGGATACTCCGCACTATACGGCTCCTGTGGCTCATCCCAAAACTTTCCATCTGATGTTGGTATATTTTTTACGCATTCTTTCACTTTTATCGGAATTATTGTATCCTCTATTTTCCTGTTACTACTTAGTCTAGAATAATCTGGCTCGCTTAACAACTCAGGATATGTTCCATCAGGATCTTGAAATCCTATATCAGGATTTGCTAACTCTTGTGGAATACCTGTAATTACAGCAAAATATATAAATCTCTGAAGATCATTATCTTCAGCAAATACTAAGACATAAGACCCTTGTCTCGGCACCTGCCAATCACCAATTCCACTAACCCCTGAGTTCGTTATCGGCCAAGCAGGATTTGCCCATGGTAACTCATTTGTAGGCACTCCCTCATGAACCGACTTAACTTTCAATATTGTATGTAAACCAATAATTCTTATTTGACATCGACCCATTTTTTGTGGATCTTTATTATTTTCAACTACACCTTTATATACATTCACTTTATATTGACCTTCGAGCAATACGTCGCTTATTATTAATTGTGCTTAAAATGCCGGTAGAATCCCTATCGAAACTTTCCTTCAATAAAGCCACAACTTGTGTATATCCATTCTCAAGAGATATCACATGTTTTATACTCTTGACTAAATACTCACCAAAAAATCTATCATGCCATCTTTTTCCACTATCTCTACTCATATATTTCACTAAAACTTTTTGGCCGCATGTCAAATCAGAATCTCCTCGTTTATTTACAAGTAATATATAGTTATTCAGAAAATGCAATCTATTAAAATCTCGTAGCTCATTTTTAGATTGGTTATAGATAATATTAGGATACTCAAACTCGTTTATGATTTTATCATTCAAATAGTTAGTAAATTCACTAACATTAGATTCTGGATAAAACGAAGAATCAGTATAAAAAGATTTACTTCCCAAGTTCCATGTATTATCTTGATATTGTCGCCAATCAATAGTTCTCTTAACAACACATTTATTAGCATAGTCAAAAGTATATATGGTAGCGCCAAGAGCACCACTCTTAATGCTCTCGCTAATATCTAAAACCTTGGTGAATTTAAAATCTTTCGCGTCTCCAATATACTTCGAAGTATGAGGACTATCAACAGAATCATCAGATCCCACCACTTTATGTAAGTTGATATGTCTTTCTTGAACCTCTTGTTGCAACAATGACGACATTGATATCCAATGAAATCCCAACCTATTTTCAAAAAATAAATAACCGGAGTCATTATACCTAGCTGATATAGCTTTCCTTGACATTATCTGAATAGTTCTAAAAGGATTCAAATATGGTATAACAAAATTAGCTACATTTTGTGTCTCTTCTAAATCTAAACTCTCACCGCCCAATTGATTTCGAAACACATCATTAACTATTTCATGAATCGGTGTATGAGAATACGATTTAGAAAATTTTCTCTTAAAATTTTCTAGTAGCGGAGGCGATGAAAAGTAGAGCTTTAAATACTCATGAGTAACACTTTTAGATAATCGCTCCTCCCTTCCAATCTTAGTTACATTAAAAGACTTCTCATATATCTCAAAAGATTGATTAGTTTGAAATCTAATATTAATCGTTTCTCCACCAACAACAGGAAAATATTCAAAAAATCCAATAGTATCTACAATTATTATTGATCCGAGAACAACAAAATTATCAATCTCTTCCACAATAATCAACTCAGTAGTTATATTAATTATATCAACTTTTTTATTACTCAGAGAAATAAGATCTATACTATGAACAATAATACTTTCTAAATTACCAATATTTAATTCTTTCATAGATTCATGTTCTCTAAAACTTGATCCAAACCCTCTTTTGTCAACATCTTTATAGTTCTTCGCTCCTCATTTCTCTGCTCTAACTCCACTAACATATCATTATATGCCGGTTGATTACCCCCGGTTTCTCTTTGAGCAATATCTTCCATTGCTTCTCTACTTAACAACCAATCATAGAAAGGATCAATTATATTGTTAAAAATAAGCACAATCCACCAATAGTCAGTAGTACCATAATGTTTGTAAGAGAGACTTTCAGGAGTTTCTCCTTCTTCAATATCAGTATCAAAATATTCTTTTACTTTACCTTCATTACTCGATATAAAAACGTATTTATGAAAAATATTCGTTACCAACTTTCCTTCATAATTTATCTTAGAATTTAAAAAATGCATTTTATTCCTCAGGCATTTCAATTTCATGCTGATACAGTACTCTAGTCTCCTGTAGCGTTAGCACTACGTCAATTCTTGCAGGAAACCCATTAGGGAGTGTAACATATTCTCCCTCCGGTGCATTATCAATATCTATACTTGTAATAGCAAAAGTTCTATCTTTCCATCCCATGTCTGTAAAATGACCATCAGAGACCTGCATTTCCCACACATTTGGAAACTTCAATGATCCACTATTAAACGATCCCTCCGGCAGAGAATACTTTTTGAAAAAAGTAATTATTTTTCTAACAACCTGGGTCTCATTTTCATTTTTAGGAACAAAACTAAAACTAAAACTAAAATTTCTAAACTGTGGTCCATCATATAACAGCTCCTCTCTAGGATTTACTACGGCACCTGTTTTTCGTATATATTCTGCTGTCAATCTAGCACCAATTTTTCCAGCCCCTCTTTCCATCGCCCCTCTACCAAATGCCCTCAGCGCGCCACCAATGTCCCCTATAATACCCTTACTACTCCAACTCTGAGATATATTTTCAGAAAATTTATTCGGGACATACAATTTAACAGCACCATCAGTCTTTTTCCGTACTTTTGAATTCTCATCTTTTTGATCAATAAGAAATTTTCGAGAATAAAAAATAATAAACCTTTTCCTATCATTCTTCTCTAATGGATATTGCATCATTAACATTTTTTATCTCTTTCTAAGAAATTTCACCACTTGTCTGGAGAATCCTTTATTAGATGAATATTTCCTTTAGAATCTTCACCACCATGCCAACTACCTTTCAACCAAGTACCATTCAACCAAGTACCATCTTTCCAAATACCACTATTCCAAATTCCATCTTTCCAAATACCACTATTCCAGTAACCATTTTTCCAAACACCATCATTCCAAATACCGCCCTTCCAATCTCCATCTTTCCAAGTCCCATATTTCCATATACCATTAAACCAAATACCTTTTGACCAGATACCAGTTTCCCATGTTCCACCTTCCCAGGTACCATTCTTCCACTCGCCACCCTTCCAAGTTCCATTTTTCCAAGAACCATTTCTCCACTTACCATTTTCCCAGATACCATTTTCCCAAACGCCCACTTCCCAGATACCTGATTTCCAAGTTCCATTATAAACATATAAATAATTACGCTTACCAATACCAATAACAAGATCTTTTACTTTAATCTTCCCACTTTGAACTCCATCAACAAACCACTTAGCGTATTTATTAAGATCTTCCATAGAACATTTCATTTCTTTTATACCGGGGAGCTGTTCTATATCTTCAGTTCTCTTCGCTTCTATAAACATCTCTCTAAATTTATTATTTAACTTATTCATTATTATACTCCTCTGAGTATTTATAAATACTTATATGAAGAACAAATCAATTAATCAGTACCATTATGATCTTAAGCATCCAAATAAATATATCGGAAATTACAAAAATGTTATTGCTCGATCTAAACTCGAACATAAGTGGTTCAGTTATATTGATACAAATCCCAAATTTATAAGCTGGGCAAGTGAAGAATTCTACATACCTTACCTAAGCCCGTTTGACCAAAAAATGCATAAGTACTACATAGACCTCTTTTTTTCATACAAAAAAGAAAACAAAATAATAAAGTGGTTAGCAGAAATAAAACCACTAAAAAATCTAAAACGCCCAACAAAACAAGGTCAAAGAATGATTGAATACATCATCAATATAGAAAAATGGAAAGCTACATTCATTTTCTGTAATAATCACGCACTAAAATTTTGTATACTCACTGATAATAAAATAATCTATCCAAAAATTCTTAAGCGTTCTCCTTGAACATCAAATATCATCAAAATCAATATCATCTTCATCAAAATCTTCTTCCTTTTTCTTTTTCTCGGTAGGTGAGTCTCCTCCAGCATCGAAATCAAAAGCTTCCTCGTCATCTTCTTTTTCTTCCTTCTTCTTATCCGATTCATCATCTTCATCAAAATCAATATCATCTTCATCAAAGTCTTCTTCCTTTTTCTTTTTTTCCTTTGGTTTCTCATCTTCGTCAAAGTCTTCTTCCTTTTTCTTTTTTTCCTTTGGTTTCTCATCTTCATCAAAATCAATATCATCTTCATCAATATCTTCTTCCTTTTTCTTTTCTGTTTCCTCAACTACCTCATTTTCCTCATCATCTTCAACAGTTGAAACGTCCTTTTTTATCAATCCGGCACTAAACTTCTCTTTCAATTCCTCATACGATTTAATCCTGAAATTGCCATCTTCAATAATCTCTTCCAACTTATACAATTTATCAACCAGAGCATCCAACTTAAGATCAACTTCCTTTTGACCAGCTCCCTTAACAATATCAGTTCGTTTGTCAAGAAATAAAGAATTATCAAAGTTTTTCACAGATATTGGTCTTTTACCAATAGTTATCGTTTCTAACTTAACTTTGATTTTAAAATCAAAGCCCTCTATAGGGTTAAAAACATTAACCGGTTGTGCAGTCTCGTCATCTAAATCATCTGGAGTTGGGCTAGTTCTTTCTAAAATCTTATCCATTACCGCTTTCCCATACCGAAACAAGAAAAATTTACCATTATTCTCTTCATCACCAGTATCCTTAATTACCATAATGTTCGAAATATAAGACCTTTTTCTAGCCCTATTTCTTGCAATGTTCTGATTTGCATCTTCCTCAGAATTCCATAGTTCTTTATTCGCTTCACATACTGGACATTGCTCTCCAGCTGTAGTCGGACAAGTTTCTACAAACCAAGTACCACTTGACATTTTGAAAAAATGTTGATATAATTCCAAATAGTCATCACCCTCCATAAAATTACCATTAGGAAGGAATCTGATCAGCGCTGCCGCCACTCCACCTGCTATTGTCGGTTCCCAAAAACGCTCATCTCGATTATCAAACCCTTTAGTAACCTTTTTCATTGCTTCAAAAGTCTTCTGATTAAAACCTCCTTTTCTTACAAAATCAGATAACCTTTTTTTGTCTACATCTTTTTTACTCATTAAAACCTCCTATCGTAGTATTCTTTTACTACTGCCATTGTTAATTTTTTCACCTCTTTAAAATTAATATCCAATAACATTAGATACTTATCAATCAAAAAAATAATTGATTCCCAATCATCAATACTATCAGTAGTTTTCGGATATAAAATTCTAATATAACAAATAGTTTCAAACCCAATCAATTCACTCTTATATTCCCCAACAAAAAAACAAATAATATTTTTAAATCCAGAATTAATATTATCCGCCATCAAAAAAACACTACTATACTTTTCTAACAAAAAATACAAATCACTCTTATATGATTGCTCCTTGTTAGCATGCCATCTTTTGAATTTTCTAAATCTCTTTAAATTATCACTCTTTATCATATCTGTGATATACATCTTCGAATCAAAGACAAAAGATGATATACAAAAATAACCAAAATCTTTTAACTTAACTTTGTTAGAAATTATATTAAAATACTTTTTCGTTTTACATCTAATCCACATATCTCTCAATCCTTTTACGCCCATTTCAATATTAAAAACGTAATTACTTGTAGTAAAATGCAACTTAAATCCCATATATATCCGAAAAAATTCACGAATGCGAAGATTACTATTTATTTGCTTCTTCATATAATCCTGCAATCAAATGTCTTACAATATTAGGCTTATTAGCATTAGCATGAATCATAAACGCTCCTGCTAACTTATGCCCTCCAAAATTCTCGACATACTTTTTAAATTCATCTTCACTAAAAACTGAATTCATAGCACGAGAGAGGT